AGATCGCACTACTCCACACTCCGGTCAACGCTTCAGTGATGTCCTCTCAGAACTCTCCCTCCTAAGTCCCAACCAACTCCAAAATCTTGGGTTGACTCCTGAATCTCTATTATACTAATGGAGGTTTAATGGACGAAATAGAACAAGAACTAAAAGACTCTCAGAGAGCAGAAGAACTGCTGAATGATCCACTCATTCAGAAGACTTTTGAGATAATGGAACAGAAATATATTGATGCCTGGAAGGATTCTGATCTGGAAGATTCTAAGGGCAGAGAGATATTATGGCAACTAATTTGGGCAATAGGACAAGTTAAGTCCCATTTTACTGTTATACTTGATAAAGGAGAGTTTCATAAATCGACTATTAGCCGAAATATGAAACGTAAAAGTTAATCTAAAATAGGGAGCAACCATGTCACAAGCAGGACTCCAACAGGCAGAACAGGCATTTCAGTCAATGTTGTCCGGTGAAACCGATACACAACAGCAGTTGGAAGAAGAAGTACCAGAAGAGGCAGAAGTTGAAGCAGAAGATACTGAGATTGAAGCTGAATCTGAAGAAGTCGAAGCTGAAGAAGATCAACCAGAAGAAGTTGAAGAGCAACCTGATAAATACTACCGGGTAAAGTTAGATGGTACGGATTATGAGGTCACGCTTGATGAGGCTTTAGCAGGTTATCAACGCCAGCAAGACTATACAAAAAAAACGCAAGCAATTGCTGAAGATAAAAAGCAACTGCAAGCGGAACAGGAGGCTGCAAAACAGGATAGATTGCGGTATCAGCAGAATCTGGAACATTTGGTTCAGCAACAGCAAGCCCAGCAACCAGTAGAACCTGACTGGGATCAGTTGTATGAAGCAGATCCTCTTCAATGGATGAAACAAAAAGAAGAGTTTCGTTCACAGAAAGAGAGAAACCTGGAGTTGCAGCAGGAACAGTATCGAATGCGACAACAACAGGATTATGAGCAGCAGGAACAGATGAAAACTCATTTGTCCCAGCAACACCAGACTCTAATGGATGCAATCCCGGAGTGGCAAGATCCAAAGGTGATGCAACAAGAGAAGTCTCAGATCAGGGACTATGCCGTTAATACTTTAGGCTATTCTGCAGAAGAAATTTCTCAAGTGTATGATGCTAGAGCAGTTCAAGCTCTTAGGCATGGAATGATTGCATCGGGATTATCGGGTAAGGGTAAAACAAAACTCAAACCTGCATCCCCAGCAATTAGATCAGTTTCACCAGGTTCTGCACCGGAGCAACCCAGGAAGCAGACTTCCGTTCATAAGGCAAAAATTCGGTTAGCTAAAACAGGCAAAATGTCTGATGCTGCTGAAATTTTCAAACAACTGTTGTAATCAACATTAACTAATTTGAAAGGAAAATTATGGCTTTAGTGACAAATGCACTAACTACCCATAGCGATGGAGCAAAAGGGATTCGTGAGGATCTTTCGGATATAATTTATAATATTTCGCCCGAAGAAACTCCTTTTGTCTCGATGGCAGGTAAGAGAAGTGTAAGTAATGTTCTATTTGAACATCAGACGGAGGCGTTGCCAACTGTGGCAACTACGGCCCGCCTGGAAGGTGATACGATTGCTGCTGCTGCAGCAAATAACACTGTTAGGAACAGTAACCAGTGCCAGATTCTTTATAGGTCTGCTGCTGTAACTGGAACCCAAGCAGCTATTAATCGTGCAGGGGTTGCCGATGCTTTGGGACACCAAATGGCAATCATGAGTAGGGCCCTCAAGAGGGACGTAGAAAAGCTCATGTTAGGTAACACTGCTGTTAATACAGGTGCCGATGGGACTGCAAGAATAACTGCAGGTATCCTGGCAAAACTTGCTACTAATATTGATAAGCATTCTGGTGGTACAAACCCAACCGCAGCCCAGGCTGCTGTAGGAAGTACGGCCCGGAGCGATGGAACAGCCAGGGCTGCAACAGAAGCACTTCTGAAATCAGTTTTGAAACTCTGTTTCGACAATTCGGGAGATGCTCCAAATCAAATATTGTGTTCAAGTGCAAATAAACAAAAACTCAGTACGTTTGAAGGACGAGCATCAGCAACTCAGGTTGTAGCTCTTCCATCAAAAGCTGATGAAGTGCAAGCTAATGTGTCAGTGTACATTGGTGATTTTGGAACGTATGCGATTCAGGCCGATAGGTTTATCCGGGGTGATAAGGATATCTTATTGATCAATCCAGAGTACGTTAAAATTGCTCAACTCCGGGCTTTTGAAACCCAAGAAATTGGGAGAACCGGAGATGCTCAAGGCAAATATATCGTCTGGGAAGGTGGGCTTCAGGTTGATAATGAATTAGCGCATGGCCTTCTGGCAGATTGCTCTGGTGCATAATTAACCTAGTATAACCCTTAAACTACCCCTCTTTCGGGAGGGGTACCAACCAATTTTCTGGAGAGAGAAATGGAAAGACTTGCCAAAAGCAACTACACTACTATCAAATGAACTTGGAGTTAAAACTGAAGTCCATACAGAAGATGGTGATGGAACACTTCATTTTACTACAACCCAGGATGTACAACCTACCCTAGATTATACAAAATACCTCAGAGAGCAACCTGTTGACCGGAAAAATGAAGTCAGGCATGTTGCAGAAATCCCCCCAGTTCTAGCAGCAAAACTTTATAAAGAAGGAATTCTTGGTCCAAATGCATCTGCAAAAGAACTATTAAAATGGTTGGATAGACCAGAAAATAAACCATTTAAAACATGGGAAGGACATTTATCGTAAATGGCAATTTCAACAAAAGCAGAACTACATACTGCAGTAGCAAACTGGCTAAATAGATCCGATCTAACCTCCAGGATACCAGAATTTATTTCTCTTGTAGAAGCAGGATTTAATCGTAATTTAAGAACGAGAGAGATGCTGATTCGCAGCACTGCTTCAACAACCTCCCAGTATGTAAGTTTACCAACTGATTACCTGGAGATGTTGAATATTGAACTGACTTCAACAACACCTCCAAAACGACTGGTCTATATTACATCTGACAGGTCTGATGACTATCGTGAAAGACAAAACAATAAAACTGGAATACCTGACTATTATACAATTGAAGGTACCTCAATCCAGCTATTGCCAACCCCAAGTGAATCAGTAACTGTTCAATTGAATTACTATCAGGATATCCCTGCACTTTCAGGTCTGGCAGATTCTGGCAACAACTGGTTATTAACTAATCATCCAGATATTTATCTTTATGGGACACTGATGCAAGCATCTCCATATGTAATGGACCCCCAGTCTGCAGGTCAGTGGGGTGGTTTATTGGACCGGGCAATGCAGGAACTTCAGTTATCAGATGAAAAGAGTAGATATTCTGGTGGTACTCTGAATATGAGACCGAAATACGTTTACACATGAATGAGACCTGGACAGAAGAACCGATTGGTTCACAATTATATGGTTCTGGAATATTTGGCAGTTTTTATTATGGATCTACAGAGTGGACTGATGGTACAACAACAACAGTAACCTGGTCTGAACAGACTACAGATACAACAACATGGACAGAGGTATAAATGGCAAATACATTCACTGATAATTATAATTTTATCAAAAGTGAGGTTGGCGGCGATAATCAATCCTGGGGAAATAATCTTCATACAACACTAAATCTTGCCGATGATGCATTGGGTAAATTGCTTGAGGATCAGATATTTTCTGGTATTACATCAAGTGCTATTCTCCTGAGAAAAGATGATGCAACAAATACCATCTCAACTGATGCCAATTTAAAATATTTTGAATCTGTCCAGGTTGGAGATAGGATTCGGATTTCTGGTTCTGCTTCTGCAACAAATGGAAATGCAGCAAATCCTGTTATCCATACTGTTATTGCAAAAACCAGTGCAGATAGTATTACTGTTGCTGCAAGTCCAGGACTTGTAAAAGATATTGCTTCCACACATACAATTGCAAAAGTCATTGAACCAGTCCACATCAATTCTGGTCCAATCGTTTGTGCTCCACTTACAAGTCTGAGCCAAACAACAAGAGCAGTTTCAGGATGTGTTGGACAACCAGGAGCAGACACAACTGATGCACTGGTGGCAAATGGGGATGTTACACTTGGAAATGATGCTGCATCCAGTGGTGATACAGTCACATTCACTTCCAGGATTGCAACAGATATTATTCCTAGTGCTGCTGGTCTTGATTTGGGGGCAACAGGAGATGGGAACGAATGGGAGGATTTATGGATAACTGGAACTGCAAATATAGACTCCCTGGTTGCAGATACTGCAGCAATATCTGGTGGATCAATTGCAGGAGGTACTGGATCATTTACAACCCTGGCAGTTGGCACCGGGACTGCAACAGATGGAACTGAAATCCCCATGACTGGTTATACAATGGGAACAAATGGTAAGGGCAGCAGAACAGTCAGTAACAGTAGCCCAAGTGGTGGTAGCCCGGTAAATGGTGATATTTGGTATGAGGTAGCATAATGGCTGCAGAGACTTTATCTGTTAGAGATGATGGTTCCTGGAAGGCCGTTAAATTTCCACATGTTTATGATACTAATATATCGTCAAATCAATCAACTGCCTGGAAAAAGATACATAAAGTTCATGTTTATGATGGTGGAAGTTGGAAAGTGGCCCATAAATCAAATTGGGATGATTATGAACTTATCCAGACTGATACCTGGACAACTGGTCAGACATTTACTGTTCCAGCCGGGACTAAGTATATTGATGTGACAATAGTTGGACATGGAGGTGGTGGGGGTGGATCAGCAGGGGCCACTGCTCATCATGCATGTGGTGGATCTCCCAGTCCTAGTAATGAAACGGCAACCTCTTTTTCTGCTGGACAGGCAGGTGGTGCTGGTGGATATGCCAGGGCAGTATTTGAAGTACAGGAAGGTTCTAAATATTATTGGGGGAATACTGCAGAATCTGGTGGCCCTGCAGGTGGTTCTGGTACTCTTGAGACTGTATCCGTAAATGATCCACCCGGTCATTCACATTCTATAGGTGAAACGATTTCAGGAGGTACAGGTGGATCATATGACATACTTTTTAGAACCGATACAAGTGTGGATCATAAAACAAATATATCCATAGATGCAAATGGAGGTGGTGGTGGAGGAAAAGGGATATTGACTGTTGCTACACGATGTTTCTCCATTTCAGGCCGTTTAGGATATAATTTTACTGTTTCAAATAATGGTGCAGGAGCAAATGGATCAGGTACAGTTACAATATATGGAAGTAGTGTGTATGAACTTGCAGAGACAACAAATGGAGGAGGTCATCCAGGTGGTGTAGCTGGAAGCAGCAGTTATCCACCAACTGGTGGTTCAGCTTCAACAGGAGGATCTGGGACTGTACAAATTAAACAATATGGTATTAGTTAAATGGCAAATCCAACAACAAATCTAAATATCACATTACCAGAACCTGCTTCTGAGTCAAGCCGGGGTACCTGGGGTACAACTATCAATGATGCAATCCAGTCTCTCGATACAGGTATTGCAGACAGAGGTGTTCCATCTGGTGGTACTGATGATCAGATCCTGACCAAGAATGGAACAACTGATTATGCAACTGAGTGGGCAGACCGATTAGGTTCAGTTGCAATTACTGGAAGTGATGGAATTGAGGTTGACAGTGGTAGTCCAGTAACCACAAGTGGAACAATTGCACTTGGTGTTAACAAGAGCACAATGCTTACCTTCCTGAATGCAGAAGATGGTGCAACTGCAGACCAGACAAATGCAGAGATTAAAACTGCATATGAAGCAAATTCTGACACCAATGCACTAACAGATGCACTCCAGACAAAATTGAATGCAATTGAAACATCTGCAACTGCAGATCAGACTGCAGCAGAAGTTCGTACTTTAGTCGGTAGTGCAACTGATAGTAATGTTTATACTGATTCAGAAAAAACAAAACTAACTGCAATTGAAGCATCGGCAACAATAGATCAGACTGGTGCCGAAATTAAGACACTTTACCAGGCAGAATCAAATGCATTTACAGATGCCCAGTTTACGAAATTGGCAGCCATTTCAGGTACAAATACTGGTGATCAAACTCTGCCAACTGATTTTGTAAGTGCTGCTTCAGGAGGAACATTTGGAGGTGGTTTAATTGTAGAAGGGTTGACAATAGGAGAAGGAAACAATAGCCAATTAGGAAATACTGCAGTTGGTATAGACGCATTAGATAGTATAACATCCTCAAATCATAATACAGGAATTGGGCAAGAGGCTGGAAAAGCTTTAACAGATGGTGCATCCAATACAGCATTAGGTGCTTATGCTTTACTAGCAGGTACAGATAATGCGGAGAATGTAGCAGTTGGTAAAGGAGCAATGTGGTTAACTACTTCAACAGCAGATAGATGTGTTGCAGTAGGTAAAGATGCTCTTTCCAATGTGACTTCTGGTTCAACCAATATTGGAATAGGGTATAAGGCTGGTGATAATATAACAACTGGTGGAGGCAATATATGTATAGGAGCATCTACAGATGCTGATTCTGCTACTGGAGATGATCAACTGAATATCGGAGGGGCAATAAAAGGTAATCTCTCAACGAATGCAATTACATTTTCTGGAACAGCATCAGCAACTACTTTTGTGGGTGCGTTAACAGGTACTGCTTCTGGGAATGATGTTCTTGGCTCGGCTATTGCGATGAGCATTGCGCTCGGTCTTGTATTGACACCACTAATAATAGGATAGAAAATGGCAAATACATTTTTAAGAAAAACAGAACGTAATATCGGGACATCATTAACACAGATAGATTCTTATACTGTGACCGGAACAGATAAAATTACAACAATAATTGGATTATCTGTATCTAATACTACTACTTCTGCAGTTGATGTAGATGCAACCCTGAATGACGGATCTAATGATTTCTATATCGTAAAAAATTGTCCTGTTCCATCTGGAAGTACAGTTGTTTTAGTTGGAGGAGATCAGAAAGTAGTTATGGAAGAGAATGATTTAATTAAAGTAAAATCTACTGCATCAGGTTCTGTTGATGTTGTAATGAGTATATTGGAGATAACATAATGGCATACGTTGGAAGACCACCCTCAAATGCACCTTTAACAAGTGCAGATATTCCTGACGGAATAATTGTAGCAGCAGATTTAGCACCAAACTCGGTTGACAGTTCTGAGTTGGTGGACGGTTCTATTGATGCTTCACATCTAGCAAGCAACATTGCAATTATCACCTCTGGTGCAATCACTACTACTGGTGCATTTACCTCAGTAGGCATTACTGATGGTGCTGTAGGTGCAACTGCAATTACTATTGATAGCTCAGAAGATGTAACCTTAGCCTCTGATTTAAAATTATCTCAAGCAGGAGGGATACTGTATTTAGGTAGGGCATCAGATGCTGCTCAAATTCATAGGATATATAGTGATTCTGGCAATAATTTAAAGATAGGTAGTGATTTATCTTCAGGTGGTTCTATATCATTTGTCCCTTCATCAACTTCTGGGGCAGCAATGACTCTCACTTCCGATGGCAAAGTAGGCATTGGTACGAATAGTCCTACTACTTATCAAGGCAAAGTGGCAATCGTTAGCACAAGTTCTGCTAACGAAACTATACCTTTAAGTCTCGTTAACAGTGCTGGTGCAGATGATACAGCAGTTTCGCTTGGGTTCGCACCTAATACAAACATTGACTTGGCAAGAATCACTGCCCTCCGATCGCACGTTGATGGGTCTACAGATATATTATTCAAGACATATAATGGTTCGTCTTTAGGAGATAAAATGAGAATTACCTCTGCTGGCAACGTAGGCATCGGTACTACGGCTCCCTCCAGTCATGCACTTTTACAAATAACAGGTGGCCCTCATGCCTTTTGTGCATTCGAATGTACTAATTCAGGTGGTAGACAGTATGAATGGTTTAGTTATACCGATGGGAAATTTCATATGTATGATCGTACAGCAGAGGCTTATAGAATGTCAGTATCTTCAAATGGAGAATGGGCCGTTAGTGATACATCTCCAGATGCGATTTCAGATGAGAGATTGAAAAAAAATGTAACAACACTTTCATCGTGTTTAGAACATATTAATTCTATAAGAGGTATTTCTTATAACTGGAATAATTTAGCAAAAGGAAGAGATACTGAAAAAACATATTATGGTTGTATTGCACAAGAATTAGAACCTTATTTCCCAGAATTAGTAAAAGAAAGTGGGCCTGATAGTTTTGAAAATGAAGGTTCTGTAACTGGTTATAAAACATTAAAATTAAATGGTTTAATCCCAGTTCTTATTGAGGCAGTTAAAGAACTTTCAGCAAAAGTAACCGCACTAGAAAACGCATGACACTAGAAGAAGTAGATAAAATAATCCAAGACCTAAGACAGCAGATACCAAGTTTGCAAATGCAACTCAACCAAGCAGAAGGATACAGACAAGCACTTAGAGATTTAGAAAAGAAAGAAGAACCAGAAACAAAGGATAAATAAAAATGTATATAGGCAATGATTTAAGTAGAGGCAGATCTACTTTATATTACTTTGATGCTTCAGGTTCTGAAACTTCTATAACTACTGCAACAAGACCAGCGGTAGCAATATCATATACAGTAGGTTGGGTAGCAGTTTATCTCAACGGAGTAAGACTACATGACACAGACTATACTGCAACTACAGGTAACTCAATTACCGCAATAAATCCTGCTTTAGTTTCAGGAGATGTAGTAATTATAGAAGCAGCACATACTTTTTCTGTATCCGATTCAGTTCCTGCAACTGGAGGTACATTTACTGGTGCAGTAACAGGTACAACAATTGATGCAACTACAGACTTCACAGTAGGAAATCTAGTAATAGCAGCAGGAACGATCACAGATACAAGTGCAGTAGGTTTAACTATTAATTCAACTAATGCTGATATTACGTTAGGTCAGGATACAACATTAGCAGCAGGGAAAGACTTGGAAACATCAACAACAGGAAAGATAAAAATGAAAGGCAGTTTTATGCAAAATTCAGTTCACCAATCATGGGTATTAGGAGGATAATATGGCAATAGTTAGATCAGCAGGAACAGAGATAATTCGTTGTTCTGCACATTATGATGTAGATGAAGATACACCATTGATTATTGGAGTACAACATCATATTTATACAGTATTAAGTGTTATTATATATGCAACCGCAGTAAATTCATCAGCATCTCATGCTTTTATAAGATTAGTGGGTTATGATTCAGAAGGAGGAACATCAGGGGTTACGATGGAAATTTTTAAAACACCAATGGCAGCAGGGCAAACTTTTGTGTGGAACGATAAATTCAGTTTCAATGGTGCTGAACCAGCAGATTTTGCAGGGCCACTAAGTGATACTACAAAACAAGATGCTATTGCGGATCAAGATGATGGAAATAGTTCGTATGTTGCACAGAAATTACGAGCTAATGCCTCTTCTGGTGGTGATAATTATAATTATTTTGTTACCTACATCGACCAGAACAACGCATAGGAGAAATCAAATGTCAGGAATAATTGGAGGAGCAGGATCGAAGTCAGGTGTCATCGGGCAGACTGAAGGAGGAGTTGACCATTCTACAATGTTTCGTGTTCATACTGGGAGTGGACAAGCACCAACCATGACTCATACAGTTTGGACAAAAATGCTGTTTGCTACAAAAACTTATGATATTGGAGATAATTTTAGCACGGGCAATAGTGAATACACAGTACCATCTTCAGGTTATTATTCTTTTGTAGCACAAATTGGTTTTTATTCAGGGGTTCTAAATAATGCTATGTTAAATATATATGTTGATGGAAGTACAGCACAAGCTACGAGCAAGGGCGCAACCGGCAGAGCTGAGTTGAAAATTTCAGCTATGTCTTATTTAATGAATATAGCACATACATCTTATTTAGATGCTGGGGATTTAATTCGAGTATATGGGTATATTGAAGAAGGTAGTGGATCACCAGCATCTTCCCTGTATACTGGTGATGGTCTTACATTTTTTTCTGGTTATAAAATTTCAAATTAGACAAATAAAATGGCAATAAAAGATTCAAGAAGATTGAGTATCGTTGTTCCATATTTGTATCCAGATTTGGACTATAAAGATGGTAAGGATTATTATTTACAAAACGATTCAGATGGTAAAGGTACTTATGTGGTTTGGAATAATACGGATATAACAAAACCTACAGACCAAGAACTTGAGGATGCAAAGGAAGAAGCAATTAATGACGATTGGTGGAAAGTGTTAAGATTCAAAAGGGATCAACTTTTAAAAGAATCTGACGAATATGCTGTATCGGATAGACCAGATAATGCAGATTGGTTAAGTTATAGGGAAAAATTAAGAAATTTACCAGCAACAGTAACTAAACCAGATTATGAAGTATTAAACAATCAAGAAAAAGTAGATTGGTTAACTGATTTAATACCAATAGCACCAAAATGACTAGAGCTAGAGATATGGCAAATCTTGGTTCTCAGGCAGGATCAGGATTAGATGCAAGTGATATAACTACTGGAGTCTTACCTGTAGGAGTAACAGGAGGATCGGGATTGACTGCACTTGAGGCAAGAGTGTTAGCACTAGAAAACGCATAATGAAAGGGCAAGAGTGACAAGAGCTAGAGATAATGCAGACTTAGGTGATTCATATGGTTCTTTAGCTGTAGGTGTTACTGGTGGATCAGGTTTGAATGCAGTAAGTCCTGCTAATTTAGCTTCTGGAGTTTTACCTGTTGGTGTTACTGGTGGGTCAGGATTGACTGCACTTGGAACTGTGACAGCAGGAACTTTATCGACTAGTGTAGTTAATAATATAAATAGTATTTTCTTTAGTGGGCAACTTTCCGGTAGTACCACGTTAACATCAAGCGCAATAATTCTTTGTGATACTAATGTTGTTAGTAATGGAATGACAATAATGACAGGAGAAGATGCAGGGAAAATAAAGGTTGTTACGGCAGGAAAGTATTTAATTATAGGAGGTGCATATACACAACATATAGCAAATGCGGTTGCTTATGCAGGTATTGAAATAAGACTTGGTGGAAGCACTATTGCACAGTCTGGAGTGGTGGGTCTTACCGCTGACGCTGGAAGACTTTACGTTTCAGCACAAATTATCCGTGCTTTTAGTGTAGATGATGAAATTGATTTATATGCACTTATTAACGGTGACTCCATTTATGGTGGGCTTGGCACCGGATTCTCCATTCTTTATCTAGGACAATAAAATGAAATTAAATTTATTAAGAATTATGCGTAATGGTCAACTAACAGGTAGTGATTGGACACAAGCAAATGATTCCCCATTAAGTGATGCAAAAAAACTAGAATGGTTGACGTACAGACAAACGCTTAGAGATTTTCCAAGTACAGCAGATTTAGATAAAATTACATATAACCAAGATTTGCATATTATTGAAAATGTTGAGTGGCCTACTAAACCAGAATAACGGACAAAAGTGTCCGATACAACCTTGAAAATTAGAATCTCAACTTCGAGTTTGCAATGAACATACTACAACAATAACAATTAGAAAGGATACCATGAGCGTTGAAGAATGGATTGAGATACTGAAGACTATTGGTGTCCCAACCGTGGTGTGCGGTGCAAGTTTTTACTATATTTTTAAGAAAGATATCTGGAGCCAGAAAGAACGAGAGGCGTTCCAAAAACAGGATGCCGAGAATGATGATCGTATTTTCTTGCTGGCAGAACACAGCAACCAGGCTCTGAATAATATGAGTAAATCAATGGATGCAAACACTGCTGCTCTTGATCAATTCAGACACTTATTAGTTAAAAACAACGGGGGTAGATAATGCCATTTTTAGTACCAATTTTGACAACAACAATTAAGGGAATTATCACTTCCTTTTTCACTCAGAAGATGATTGAGGAAATTATTTTCCAGCTTTTACGCTATGCTTGCTCCAAAAGTGAAAATACACTTGATGATAAAATTTTGGAGATTTATGAGCAGAATCGTACTAAATAGCACCGAAAAGGTACTATTTTATTGCGTAGGACATTTTGTAAAATACTTTTAGTATGGATAACTATGTGGAATTTTAAAAACCCAATTCGTTCATTCACTTTTGATGAAATGGCATGTCAGAACTGTCCTCATTGTGGTGGGGTTTCTGACATGAATGAAGACTTTATGATGAAGCTACAGCAACTGAGGGATGCATGTAATTTCCCTCTTCATGTGAATTCAGGGTATCGATGTTCCCAGAAGAATATCGATTGTGGTGGACACCCTACCAGTGGTCATCTGACTGGGGAGGCTGCTGATTTAAGAGTAGAGAGAGACCAGGCAAGAACAGTAATTCAGAAAGCAATTGAGATGGAATTCTCAGTTGGCATAGCTCAGAAGGGTAAGAGTCGTTTTGTGCATGTAGATACAAAACCCAGAAGATCCGGGAAGGCAAATTTATGGAGCTATGCTTGAAATGGAGATTGTTTTTGAATTGGAAGATTCTGATCTTGATTGTGTTTTCACTCCTGACTTTCGGGTGCAAGCAAACACCTCAGATGAAACCCAAGTTTCATGGGGATTACCCAACAGCAAATCTCAGGGGAATGTGGTCCTTTTGTTTCCAGAATTTTCAGATGAAAGCACCATATACACCATTGCCCCTGATGGGACAGATGTGTGACTGTTATGTAGATCAAATGAGGATGGCACATTCTCAAAAGAATATAAATAATTTAAGTGATAATCAAACAAAAGAGATGGGTTTAAAATTAATTAGAGTCTGTAATGTTCCATTTCCAGTCCAGGAAATATGAAGTGATAACTTTA